TTTCTTACCAAATCTCATAGCATACTTCATGATATTACCTATGCTAAAACTTTCTCCATGTCCGGCATCAATAATCATATCGGTAGCTTGATACTTGCCATTACCATAATGAGAGGTATAAGTTTTATCTATTTGCTTTTTAACTTCTTTAATTATTTTATCTTCTTTAAATTTATATTTAATCATTTACAATCTCTGTTATTTCAATTACTTGAGGTATCTTAACAACTTTTGTTAAGTATGCTGGACCTTTTGCATAATCAAACACACGAAGTCCCTTACCATTATTGGCATCTTTGTGACATTCAAACTTGTGAGAACACCAAGTACATTCTCTAGCGATTTTATAATTACCTGATGCTCCTTCTGGGATAGGTGGATAGCAAAAGTCAGGAGGTGTTTTTTTCTTAATCGTAGACTTAACCTTTTTAATTTTAGAGTCTATATTAGGCTTGTCAAGGTCTTCAGGAATATACAAGCACAATTCTCCTGTTTCTTTATTGATAGCAAGAAAACCACCTTGGTCACTAGCTTCTGCATGTTCATATCCTGCAAGTTGAGCCATGTAACCAAAAGCATCTTGTTCGGCTAATGTGCCATTCTTAAACTTCTGAAAAGCAAATCCAGAAGCTGATTTAATATCTATTACTTGTCCATCAATCTTACAATCCATGTGACCCATAACACCATTAATTTTTATTTCTTTTTGTTCATCAGTTACTTTGTGTCCGGCTATTTCTACTAAGAATAAAACTAATCTTTCTAAGATATGTCCATACAAAAACTTAATCATGGTAGGAGCAGGAACTCCTGTTGGCTCTTTCTCTGAGTTCATATCAAACCAGAGCTGTCTTAATGGTTTCCCTACATTAGACATTCTAATAGTAGGTTTTTGTTTTGCTCTAGGACTAGACCAATCTCGTAAAGCATGTTCCATAAACTTACCAAAAGATTCGTATTGTTCTTCAGTTATGTTTAATGGTTTGCCTTGTCCTAAATCACCAACTACTTTATAGATATCATCTATAAGGGTATCTAAATTTTTCTTACTCATCGACAAGCTTCCTTAAAATATCTGGTGAAGTTAATAGATTTAATTTTACTAAATACATTTTACTTGCATTATGGTCTCCTCCAGAAACAGAGGGGAAAGTGTTTTGTTGAATTAACTTTTTTAAATGTTCTACTTTTATAAAGAAAGATAAACAGACACATCCTTTATAACATAAATTCTGCAACCAGTAATCAGATTCTGTTGCCATAATACCAGATGGTTTGCCATAGGATTCATATTCAATAGCTATGTTGCCTGTGTCCATCCACATACCTCTTTCAGTTTTAACTTCAACTTTAGAGTTTACTACGATATTTAAAAATTCGTCTTCATATTTTTGACCATACTTTAAATCTAGGTCAAACTTTTTTCTGTCGGCTTTAGTGGGTTTCACTCCAATTACCTCCTAATTTATATTCACCATCAAGAGGACAGAACATATTAAAATGTTCTCCGGCTTCTTTGATAGCTTCAACTGCTAGGAATCCAGCTTTTGCAGCTTGACAATCTTTAACTTCTATCTGCCATTCGTCATGTATATTACCTACAAAGTTAGCAGTTATATTGGTTAATTTAAATTTATAATCTAATAAGGCTAGTGCTTTTTTCATAACTATTGCACCTCCTCCTTGTAGTAAAGTATTAAGAGCAGCATGTTCACTTCTAACATAAATCTTACGACCATCTATACCTTTTAGATAACCTCGTGAAGCAGCTCGACATACTCGTTCTCTTAAACTTCTTAAAGTAGGTAAGTTAGTAAAGAAAGTTTCTTTTAACTTCTTACCTGAATCTTTATTACCACCTACAATACTACCTATCTTAGCATCACCTGCACCATAAACCAAGGCATAAATAAATGTCTTAGCTTGGTCTCTGGTCTCTAATCCTGCCATGTTTTGATTAGCAGTATGTATATCTCCATGTAAGATTTCATTTTTATAATCTTCATCTTTCATGTAGTGAGCTAACATTCTTAACTCTAAACCACTGGCATCTACTCCAAGTAATTTATAACCCTCTGGAACAATCCAACAACTTCTACATTCTTTACCATATAACGAACCCATGTTTGGAACTTGAGCCATATTAGGATTACGATGGGTCATACGACCAGTTATGGTGCCATTAGGTATTACTTGTCCATGCACTCTACCATCATCTTGTAAAGAACTAAGCCATGAATCAACCTGTGCTATTCTTTTTTGATACAACAGATAATCAGCTATTAGAGTAGCTTGGGGTATATCTGTTATTTCTGATAATACTTTTTCATCTACTATCGGTTGTCCTGTAGGAGTAAACTTTTTAGGCTTCCAACCAAAGTCTATAAGATACTCTCCTATTTGTTTTCTAGAACCTAAATTAAATGTCTGTAATTTTTTTCTGTAGAAAGGTTTACTAACACAATCATCATATTCTTGTGGTGTAAGTCCTACTCTAGACAAGGACCCATCTTTCTTAAACTTAGGCACAACTAATTTATCTTTAATTAGTTTAGGGGTAAATACTTTTTGCACCTCCTCCTCTGTTTCAAACATCTTTTCTTTTAGAGTAGCAACTAACATAGTGGCAGCTTTTTCATCAAACAGGAAGCCATGTTGTTCTTGCTGATTTAAAATCTTTGCAACTTCATGCTCTAAGTCAATACTTTCTACACTAAATCCTTTACCCTCTCTTAGTAAAGCCTTATATACTTTATCATTAAGAGCTACATCCCTCTCACAATAAGTTAGCATTTCAGGCGAGTAAACACTAAAGTCCGGCTTGTCTAGTTTGTTTGTTCCAAGTCGTTGTCCCCAACTTTCTAAACTGTGTCCATTGTCTCGGACAGGATTAAACAATCTAGACAATACCAGAGTATCAATAACCTTACCTTTGTATTTAAAGTCATAAAGTTTTTCTAAAACAGGTAAATCATAGCCAAGAATATTGTGTCCAATCAGAGTATCTGTTTTATTAAGGAGGCTGATACCCTGTTTAATATTATTAATATCGAACTTGTGAGTATGTCCGAACCTCACATCCTTGGCTACGATACACCAAACTTTATCTGGGTTTAATCCATTGGCTTCTATGTCAAATACTAAGCTACCAAGGGAGTTGTTTTTCATAATCATCATCTATGTTATTTAACACATCGTCAAATTCATCTGGTTCTTTTTCATGTAATCTACCTGTTTCTGTATCATACATTAAACTACATGCAAGTCCAGTATCTCCAGTGTATCTAGATTTAAGAACTCTTAATCTAGTTGTATTAGCTTCATCTTTATCTTTAGCTTGTTGATTTCTTTCTAGTGCTATCACACAATCTGATAACTGAGCTATACCTTGAGAACCTTTGAGATGAGATAAAGAAACTTCAATACCTTGTTCATGTCCCTTATCTCCAGCAGCTCGTCTAAGATGAGAGACTAAAAGCATACCTACTCCAGTTTCTTCTACTAGACTTCTAAGCTTGTTCATCAAAGTATCAATACCTCTTCTTTCATCACCTTCTGTTAAAACATTAACAAGCATATGGAGGTGGTCCACAATAACCCATTGACATTCACAACCTACAATAATGTATCTAAGTTTAGCAAAGACATCATCAATATCATTAGCTCCTAAATGAGCATGGATAAATACCCTGTCTTTCTCAATAACTTTGTCAAACATATTTTCTAAATCTTCTTTAGAATAATTTCTGCGTTTTTCATTGAGATAGATTCTGTCATTAGCTTCTATAGAAACAATACCATCAGCAGTTCTTTGCCAGTTCTCCTCCAAAGCAATGATACCTACATTGTCTTTTGTATTCTTGATTATCCAATGTTCTAGCTCTCTAGTAACACTTGATTTACCTAGTCCAGTACCACCAGTAAAGGTCACTAACTCACCCTTACGCAGTCCATATAACTTACTATTAAGACCTTCCCAAGGATAAGGAATACTTGGCTTGACTTCTCTATGTAGCCAATCACCTTTACGACTTGATAGTTCTATAATACCAGAAGGTGTATATTGTTTTGCCTCCCAGAAAGCTTGAGTAAAGGTAGTAAACTTGCCTTGAGCTAACATATCATTAGCATCTTTATAGCCATTCGGTAAAGTCATAATTTTAACTTTGCCCGGCTTAATAATCCTAGCTACTAACTTAGCTGCTTCTTTACCTTGCTTATCATTATCGAAACATAGAACGACATGCTGAAAAGATTCAACAAACTCTATGCTTTCTCTGATATCTTTGACTGCTCCAGAAGCTCCTCGTTTAAGAGATACAACT